GAACTATGGCAGGTTTACCTAAGAGTGGTAAATCAGCACCTTTAACAGGAAGAGGAGTTAAATCTAAATCTGCTAATATGGCTGATCTTCCTAGCAAAGGAAAAGGTGGAAGTGGAAAAAAATTCATCGATAGTCTAGAAAATTTAGATCTTGCTAAAGCACCAAGTGCTTCTTTAAAAGGATCTGCTAAATTTATCCAAGATTTAAAAAATATGAATTTAGCTACTCTTAAAGAGAGCCAAAAGAATTCACATATCGAGAAAGCTCCTAAAGGTAAATCTGAAAAGTCTAAAAAGTTTATGGAAGACGAAGACGATTTTAACTTTGCTGATGCTCACGGAAACAGCAAAAAGAACGGGAAAAGATTCGCTGAAAACGATAAAGTAGCAAATCTTGCTTCTGCTCCCAGAACAAAAAAAAAGTAAACAGACCACATATAAATGAGTCTATTGCCAAAGACCCAGACGAGGGAGTTGGCAATAGACTCAATTTTGTTTTAGACGATTTAAAAAATTGTTTAGAAAAAATAAAAGAATTAGAAACTTCTAGTGAAGAAAATGGTAAGATAGGTATAGACACAATTAGAAATTCGAGGAAAAATTTGGAAGAATTAAGGGTTAATTTAGAAAAACAAATAGAAAAACTCCAAAATAATATTCCGCAAGAAGAATGATATACGTAAAAAACAAAGAGCTAAAAAGAGCTCTCCTCGAAAGCAAAGAAAAAGGTCAACTAACCGATGAGACCGTTAAGATGTTTACTCTTATAGTAAACGGTATGTCTAAAACCCATTCATACAGAGATAATGAAGATCGCGAGGATTGCATATCCTCAGGGCTAGAAGATTTGGTTAAGTATTGGAACAGATATGATCCTGCTAAATCTGATAATCCTTTTGCCTTTATATCTCAGATAGCACATAACGGAATGAAGAAGGGATGGAAAAAAATACATCCACCTAAATCCCCCAAGACTATTCCCTTTTCTAGAATAGTTAGAGAAGAGAATTCCAATTATAATGTATAATTGTGGATATAAAAAAATTAAAGCCTAATGGAAACTGGAAATCTGGAAAATATACTCCAGTAAATCCAAGCAAGTACATTGGTGATACTTATAATATAATCTACAGGAGTTCATGGGAAAGAAAGTTTTGCCAATATTGCGATATAAATCCAAACATAACTAAATGGAGCTCTGAACCAACAGGAATACCTTATTGGAGTCCTATAGATAAGAAAGAGCATCAATATTTTGTAGATTACTATATACAAGTAAAAAAGGGTGAGGTTCTAGAAAACTGGTTAATAGAAATAAAACCAGAAGATCAATATGCACTTCACAAAAGACCTAAGGAGCCTGTAGGGAATCTAACAGAAAAGAAAATAAGGTCTTACAACGAAAAACTCAAAACGTGGATAACAAATAGAGCTAAGTTTGAAGCAGCAACTAGATTTGCTGAATCTAGAGGATATAAATTTGGTGCTATAAACGAAAGCTTTATAATGAGATGATTCAACCTTTTAGACAAAAATTTAATGATTATAAACTTTCTGTATCTGGACTAAGTTCACTTCCAGAGGAATCTTTCCTGCACTGGGTAAAAACCTACGTTAATAAAAATTCACAATTCAATCCATTAAATTTTTTACAGGGTAAAGTTTATTCTTTTCAATACAATGACAAGTTAGAACCCAGTAAAAAGTTTATAAATAAAAGACCGGTTATTTTCTTTACCGGATACGATAACTACGAGAATAAAAATCTTTTCCATGGATTAGATCTTGTATTAATATCTCCAGTATTTAGGTTAGCATTCTTCGAAAGGGTACAAAGTGTATTCCAGGATCAGATAGAAAAAAATATAAAAAGTCTAGAAAGAGGGGAAGGAAGAGACCAAGTTCCCTTAAAAACAGACTATCAAGTTATGGACACTATACTTAAGGGAATACCTTACAAACACGCATATCGAGCATGGGATTTAAAAAAAGTTCGTGATGTTATGGAAATTCCTTTTGAAGATTGGACTAGAATAATATATCTGGATACTCGATCAATTGAAGGGACCCAGTTAAATGAGATATATAATAAAAATTCACAAGTCTAATGGCTGGATTGACCGACGATAAAAAATCATTCTTTAGCTCTATTATAGAGAACATAAAGAAAGTGGGTAGTTTTGGGATGGCCTACGAGGATCTTGTTGTAAAAAATTCACAAGCGGTAGGTATAACAGAAGCTCAGTTTCTTCAAAAAGGAGGAATTAAAGATGAGTCTTTCCTATTTGGTTTAAGAAGAGCAGACACCACTACTAAACAATACATAGCTTATTTTGATAAGGACTATAAAAATAAAAGGCATTATTTACAAGGATTCGCACAAAACCCAGAGATTGAATTTATATTAGATACTATATGTGATGAGTCTATAGTTTACGATGAGAAAAACTTTTGGGCTTATTTTTCTTTTATGCAACACGATGACGTTGATGATGAGACATATGATAAAGTTCAAAAAAGATATAAAGAGATATACAACCTCTTCGGATTTAATCAAGATATTTCTGCATGGCATCTATTTAGAAAGTTCTTAGTTGATGGTATTTTAGCATTTGAAATAGTATTTGATAAGAAGGGTAAAAATATAGTAGGTTTTAAGGAATTAGATCCTTGGTCATTAATACCTACAGTTGAAGCACAACCGGATGGATCTTTTATTGACATCTGGATACAGTATCCAGATAATCCATCTTTAACAAGAAAGCTTTACGATTCACAGATAATTTATCTAAGTTATGCTAAAGGTGGTGGAACATCTTCTAGAGTTAGTTACTGTGAAAGAATGATTAGATCCTTTAACCTTCTTAGGATAATGGAACATACCAGAATTATTTGGAACGTAATGAACTCATCTTACAGAATGGCAATGACCGTTCCTATCGGTACAAGATCTCCACAAAAGGCAAAACAAACATTAGGAGAGCTAATGTCCATATACAAAGAGGATATAAGATTAAATACTGATAGCGGTGAATTAAGTATAGACGGAAGACCAAAAATTCAATTCTTTAAGAATTATTTAATGCCTTCTTCTCCTAATGGTACACCAGATATACAACCACTACCAGGTGGAGGTGATGCAACTGCTTTCTCAGATACAACAGTTCTTAAATATTTTGCAAATAAATTAAGAATGGACTCTAAGATACCTGCTACTAGATTTGGTAGAGAAGAATCAGGATCTGAGGGAACTATTACTTTTACTGCAGAGGGATTAGATCAAGAAGAAGTTAGATTCGGTAAGTTTATTAACAGATTAAGATCTATATACCAAGAGATATTAATGAAGCCACTTTGGGTTCAATTCTGTTTAGACTTTCCACATTTGAAAAAGGATTACATAATAAAATCTGAATTCGGATTAGATTACGTAAAAGAGAATATGTTCAGAGAGGCTAAAGAGATGGAGGTTCTAACAGCAAGAAAGGATCAGGTTATTAAAATCTCTGCTCTTATGGATTCTGCAGGAAAAAAATACTTTAGCATGGATTTCTTAGTTGATAGATGGCTAGGAGTAAAAGGACAAGACCTTATTTCAAACAAAAAAGCTAAAGAAAAAGCAGCTGAGGAGAAGAAAAAAGCAGCTGAAGCTGAAGCAGGGGCTACAGGAGCAGAAGGAGCTACTGGAGCTGAGGGAGCTACTGGAGCAGAAGGTGGAGCAGAATTTACACTATAAATTAAAAAATGGCTGGATTTTTAGATAACTTAGGAAAAATAAATCCGAATATCTCTAGGATATTAAAAACTATTAGTGGATTAGGGTCTTTTGGTATGGAATACAAAGACATGGTAATCCAAGACTCAATGGCAATCGGTGTATCCGAAGCCGACATGAGAGAAAGATTTGGATTTACTGATTCTGACGAGGATTTTATTTATAGTATAGCCGCACAGGATACTTCCAATAGAAAATATATTGCATACTTTGATAAGGATTATCCATTCAAGAGAGACTTCCTTAGAACATTTGCTTTAAATGCTGAAATAGAATACATCTTAGACACTATATGCGACGAAGCTGTAGTTTACGATGAGAAGAACTTCTTTTGCCATCCAGCACTAATGAATATGGATTTAAAAGAGGATGTAGTTAAAGCATTAAGGAAAAATTTCAGAAAACTATACATATTACACAACTTTGCTAACGGTCTTACCGGATGGCAATATTTTAGACAATTAGTAGTAGAAGGATTTTTAGCTTTTGAAATAATATATTCCAACGACGGAAAAGAAATAGTAGGTTTCAAAGAATTAGACGCAGTAAGTTTAACTCCTGCAGTAGAAAGAAAACCTGACGGGACAAGAGAAACTATATGGTGGCAATATTACGGAGAGACAGTAAGACAAAGAAAGCTTCTTGATGCACAGGTCATTTACATATCATATGCTAAAGCAAATACAGTTTCACGTGTTTCTTATACGGAAAGACTTATAAGATCCTACAACTTATTAAAAATCATGGAGCATTCTAGAATAGTCTGGAACGTTATGAATGCCCAGTATAGAATTAAAATGACGGTTCCAATCGGAAGTAAAGCTCCACAAAAGGCTAAAGAGACCCTAGGAGAGCTTATGTCAGTATACAAGGAAGATATTAAGTTAGATACTATATCAGGCGAATTATCAATAAATGGTAGACCTGATATACAATTCTATAAAAATTATCTATTCCCTCAACAAGGAGGTGAATCTGTTAAGATCGAGACACTGAATGCTCAAGGACCTAATTTAAATGTCATGGATTCTGTTGTTTATTTCTATAATAAACTAAGACAAGATTCTAAAATACCTTATAATAGATTCTCTTCAAGATTTGGAGTTGGATCTAATAATGTATTTAAGACAGGAGCAGATGGTGCAGAAAGAGACGAAGTTAGATTTGCTAAATTTATAACTAGACTTAGATCTATATTCCAGGAGATTATTGTTAAGCCTTTATGGATACAAATGTGTTTGGATTTTCCAGATCTTAAGGACGATTCAGAATTCAGAAGTCAAATAGGTGTTAAATTCGAAAGCGATAATTTATTTGGTGAATCAAGAGAGATAGAGCAGTTAATAAAGAAAATAGATTTCATAACATCAATGGGAGAAATCAAAGAAACTGTAAACGAGGAAGAGGTTCAATTTTTCGATCAGAATTTTATGATTGAGAGATGGCTAGATCTATCCTATGATGATATCCAATTAAACAAATCATACATAAAGAAAGCTGAAGAGGCAGGAAAAGAGGCAGCAACTGGAGCAGCCGGAGCAACTGGTGCAGAAGCAGGAGCTGGTGCAGAAGCAGCTACCGGAGCAGAACCAGCAGCAGGAGCAGAACCAGCAGCAGGAGCAGAACCAGCAGCAGAGATTTAATTGAAAACTTATCGATTTTATTTAGTATAATATTTAAATCCTTTTTATTTTTTAAATTGGTTTTCTATATTAGCTAAAAACAAATCGATGCAGAAAGAACTCAAGATCCTATTAGAGATAGAAAATGCTACGGGAAATGGATCACAAAAGATCAAACAAGATCTTATAAAAAATAACTATTCTAAAGAACTAGAATATCTTTTGAAAGTTGCATTAGATCCCTTTCTAACAACTAAATTACACAAACTTGAAGTAATAGAGAAGTCTCCGTATTTAGTTGATGGTGACTACGATCCATTTGATAAATTTAAGGATTTAACATCTAGACTTTTTGTAGCTCCTGCTTCTAATGATAAATTTAGAGAGGAAGCATTCGAATTGGTTAATTGCATAGATCTTTCATTTGACGAAAGAAAAATTCTAGCAAAGGTATTAACCAAAAGGTTAAACATTGGGATAGGTGCAAAACTTATCAATAAGGCTTTCAATAAGGAAGTTATACCGGATCCCAGTTTAATGCTTGCTCAAGATGACGAAGACGAAATAAAGAAATGGGATTCTATCGTTTGTGAAGAAAAATATGACGGTGTTAGAGTTATTGCTTTTATCTCAGGAAATGAAGTAAAGTTTTACACAAGGGCATTTAACGAGATCCCTAATCAGTACCTTAAGAAAATTGCGGACGAGTGTATGATTCTTCTTAAAAATTCCGGGCTTAAAGGAGAATGGTTTTTTGATGGGGAACTTACTGATGCAAACAGAAAGAGTGTATCAGGAAAAGTCACTCAAATGTTAAAAGGAAAACCTATGGAATCCATTGGTGACGATCTATTCTATAATGTTTTTGACCTGGAGGACGGAGAAACACTTAAGACTGGTAAAGGTATTATACCTTTTGACGTTCGAAGAAGTACATTAGAGGGTGTTTTTATGACGTATAAGACAACTTTAGTAACTCTTGCAGATTCTTTCTTGACTAAGGAAAAAGAGGACATATACGCTTATTATAATAAGATCGTAGCACGTGGAGGCGAGGGGGTAATCTTAAAAAGTCCTGAGCATGTATACGAATGTAAGAGATCTAAAAATTGGATAAAACTTAAGGAAGTAAACGACTGTGACCTAGTAATTACTGGATGGTACCCTGGTGAAGGAAAAAGAGAAGGATTCATTGGGGGATTCTATTGCGAGGATTCATCTGGTAAAATAAAGGTTAAAGTAGGTGCTGGATTTACGGATCAGGACCTTAAAGATCTTAGTGAAAATCCGGATTCACAAATCGGTAAGGTATGCGCAATCCAATATAATGTCGTTATAAACGATAAGAATGATAACTGGTCTTTGTTTTTACCTAGATTTGTAGAGATTCGACATGATAAAGATCAAGCAGACGATATGACTAGTTTATGTAAATAATATAAATTTTAATATATGGAAGTTAAAACAACAAAATTTTTAAAGGATTTATGTGGGATTCACGGGGAGACTGATTTTTATATTTATAAAGGAGAAGCACATAAGTGTGTTACATGCACCAAGAAAAAATCTAAAGAATGGCGATTGAAAAACCCTAAATACGTGAAAGAATATTCGATTAAATACAAGGAAGAAAATCTAGATAGAATAAAATACCTAAACGAGAAGCATAAGGAAATTGGCAGAATGAAAACAATGGTAGCTCATTCAGATTTTTATGAAAAATTTGGGGCCTATATAGAAGAGATAGCATCTAAAATTTCTTTAAAAAAAATACCGGATGGTCCAAAATTTAAAGGAATGAATAATCCTACTAAGGATAAAATACTTAAAGTCCTTATAAAATATAAAAAATCCCAATTAATCAACTACGAGAGATATAGAGCTTCTACGATGGTTAAATGGAATCATCTTAAGTCTCATAATATGAGATCTGCAACAGAAGAACAGAAATCTATTATAAGAGAAGAGTATAAAAGAATAGCACAGAAAGTTGTTGATGCTGAGATGGAAAGAATACTAAAAAATATTAAATGATAAAAGAATTATTAACCGAGAAATTAAGACCGAAAGAATTAAAACATATGATCCTTCCACAAAGGATTAAAGGATCATTTGAAAACGGGCTTCAGCAAAACGTTTTATTAGCAGGATCACCAGGATCAGGTAAAACTAGTATGGCTAAGATTCTCATAAAGAATCACCCTTATATTTTTATAAATGTATCTGATGAGAGTTCAGTTGAAACAATTAGAACCAAGGTACATGACTTCTGTTCTACAGTTTCTATTCTCGACGGAGAGAACCAAACTAAGATAGTGGTACTAGATGAGTTTGATGGTGCTTCTGATCAGTTCTACAAGGCTTTAAGAGGAACAATAGAGAAATATGCTAGAACAACAAGATTTATCGCTACGTGTAACTATTTAAGTAAAATTCCGGATGCTATTAGATCAAGATTTGAGGTTTATGATTTTGATCCAATTAGTAAAGAGGAAGAAAACGAAATAAAGTCCCAATGGCAAGAAAGAATATCTAAGATACTTAATCTGATGGAAATAAATCATGACGAAAAGAGCCTTGAATTATTTTCTAAGAAGTATTTTCCTGATATGAGATCTGCACTAAACACCATCCAAAGATGGCAAATAGATGGTGTAAACGATCTAACTGAAAGTAAAATAAACGAAATAACCTTCGATCACGAGGAAATATTTAATATGGTTGTTTCTAAACCTGATCCTATAGGAAACTATCAATATGTAGTTGGACAATATTCAGGTAGAGTTGACGAGGTTATGGCTTCTTTAAGTTCTGACTTTATTAAATGGATAGAAGAAAAGAATCCACAGAAATTAAATCTGATACCATCAATAGTTATTACCGTTGCTAGATACCAATCTCAAAGAAGTCAGGTAATTGATCCAATAGTTAGTTTACTAGCTTTAATATTTGAACTTCAACAGATGTTCAATAAATGACCAGTATACTACTCGTTTTGAAACAAAACCAATGATAATGATTAGTATACTATACAAAAAAATAATATGAAAGGAAAAATAATAATAGTAGGTCCTGGAGGATCAGGAAAAGATTTCTTAAGAAAGAAGATGGTAGAGAAGGGATTTTCTTACGGGATTTCTTTTACGAGTAGACCTCCTAGAAAAGGAGAGGAAGAAGGAAAGGATTATTTTTTTAGAGATCCAGATTTCTTCGAGGCTAATTCGGATCTATTTTTAGAATTACAGGAATTCAATGGATGGAAATATGGGATCTCTAAAGGAGAATTTAACGAAAAGGACCTTTTTATTCTAAGTCCTGCAGGATTAAGGTCCCTGCCTAAGGATCTTAGAGATAAAAGCTTTGTAATATATTTAAACCCACATTCAGTTATAAGAATTGGAAGACTAAATGAAAGAAATGATGCCGACGATGTCAAGAGAAGATTTTTAGCAGATGAAGAGGATTTTTCTGGGTTTTCTGACTATGATATAATGATAACAAATGAAGATTTTTAATGGCAACAGTTTGCATAGACGGAAATTACATATTTCATAAGACATTCGGTATATTTTCCGGATTTGGTAGCAAAAATCCAGGTGATGTTTTATCATCAGAGGCTGAGAGAAATATGTTTGTAAGAAAAGTTATAACAGATTTATGTTATTCCTTAAAACAGATCCCAGGGATCGATAAAGTAATATTCTGTAAAGATTCAAGATCCTGGAGAAATGACTAAAAGATTAAAAGAAGTGTATATAAGGAATGTAGAGTAAAAGGAGAAGGAGTAGATTGGGGATCTTTTTTTAGACTCATGGACGAATTTTCAGAATACCTAGAAGAGAATGGATTTATATACAGCTCATATCAAGGAGCAGAGGGTGACGATTTAATTTGGGGATGGTGTGATTATCTAAGAGGTAAAGAAGAATGTGTAATAGTTATCAGTGGAGATAAAGATATGCACCAGCTTGTAAGATATGATGAATCTGGATGGGTAGGTATTTGGAATAGCAATTCCAA